ACCAGTAAATGAACCTAGTTTAGATTCTAAACCTAAATAAGCCTTTGCCTGTTCTTCTACAGTCTGATATTTACCTGACTTAAACCACTCTGGTGTTTCTCCCTCACCTGCTACACCTTCTGAAAGATACCATGCAGTATCATCAATCGTTGGTTCTGTTGTTTCTGTTGTTGCTTCTGAAGTTGCGTTCGTATCCGCTACTTCACTTGAGGCTACTGCCTCGTCTAGTAATGATTCTTCACTCATTGTTGTCTCCGTTATAAGCTCCGTTTTCTTGTCTCATAATGCAGGACTTAAACATCCGTACCACACTATTTTGACCCTCTCGATAGTATCCTGTACCTTCCACTTGGCCAGGTGTACACACTGCTGCTTTGATGTAACGATCTTCAAGCCACTCAAGAACCTTCTTACCGTCCTTTGATTTGAATAGCTTTGCGATCATCGCATCGAAATCTCTTTGACTCTCTATCATTGACCCTCTACAAGTTGTTGTGCTGCTTCAGGGTTTTGCATTGCTGCTTCTGCCATCTGTTGCTGCTGTTGTGCTTGCTGCATCTGCTGCTTTATCTCAGCTCTTGCTTCTTCATCTCTAATTAATGACTTATCAACACCCAATAGTTTAGCGATATGCTCAGGGAATGCTTCTAGATCTAGTCCGATCTGCATTGCCTCTGGACCAACCATGCCTGCATACTGTACAAACTGTGCAAGCTTATTAACTTCATCCATGTCTTGCTGTTGAGCAAGTGGTGAAATAACTTTAATCTCTACGACTTGACCACCTACCTTAATAGGTGCTACTTTCTTATTGCGTTCTAGGATGTAGTAAGCTCGTTTAATTAGCTTATTAATAAACTCAATCTGTAATCTACCAAATGATGAACCGATGTCTGACATTAACTCTTGTTGTCTAATACTGATCTCAGTTGCTGACTTAGTTGGGCCTGTTACTGCACCTAACTGATCGTGATATAAAGCTTTACGAATAGAGTCTCTTAAATCACCAAGGATTAACTCTGATACGTTGAAGTTGCCACCTGATACTAACGGCTGTAATGAGCCTTGCTGACCAACTGGTACAATCGCACCTGGTGCTACACTGATAGTCCATGGGTTTAATACGCCATCATCTACTGCTGTATATACACCTGCAATTTCTTTCTCGGCATTCTTCAGTACAAACTTAACAACTTCATTAGCTGTCTTAATGTCTGGTAATGCTGTCATGATAGGACCACGACCGTAACGCTCGCCTGCTACCTTAGACCATCTGAACACAATCCAAGGACTCTGCTCAAAGTAATCTTCAAATACAACGTGCTTAGTAGCTGACTCAATTACACAGAATGTATATTGCTTCTCTTTGTCATCCCAGATAGTAGTTTCAATAATGTGAACTAACTCATCTGGCTTCTCTTGCATCATTTTATGTACTGCTTCTGATGCTTTACCTTTAGGCCAGATACGCTCAATGTCTCGTGCTGCTACTGAGTGATCTCTAAATACGTTCTCGACTGTACCACTTGGGCCATCTTCGATAATAAGTTGTTTCAAAGGTACGGCCTTGAATCTTAATAGATCCTCACCTTCACCTTCTTCTAATAGTAATGCGCCTGTACCTACAGCAAGATCAAGGAATGCCTCATTAGCTTCTGTAGCTAAGTTGGAATTGTTGATATACGAGAATAAAGTATCTGTTTCCTTCTCTAGTTGAGCATCAATCTTAGTCTGTTGTTCTTTAGGAACTGCAGTACCTGCTGCCAACTTCGCCCACTTCTTAAAAGGTGGTACTAGTGTTGACTGTAGTCTTGATGCAAATCTCTGAGTAGCAATTAATGCTGTAGAGTCATAGATTCTTGTATTCTTTTTAGCACCAGAGGCATGTTGATTGAACACCTCACGTTGTGGCAGTGCATATTCGTAACACTCTTTCCAGTGTGACTCCCACGAACCTCTATGTGCTTTTGCAGTCTCGTATCTTTTAATGATAGAGCCTACTGCTTGGTTGCTCTTGCTATAGCTTGGCATTGTTTACCCCAGTGTCGTTGACTTTACACCCTTTTCATCGCCTGAAATAAGTAGTGATCTACCCATTCTACGTCTGAAGCCTGCTGATTGTCTTTTCTTTGCTGCAAATTCTTCTTTTCTAGTCTCACGATCTCTTTGCTCTTCAGCTTTCAATTGTGACTCGCTCGGTCCTGGTGCTGATGGTGATAGGAATCCCATGGTTTTCTCTCCGTAAATAGTTATACAATTTCTTAGGTGTTACGATCCAAAAGGCTCTAACCCCTATTAGATGCTTGATTATATTAACACAAGTCATGACTCCGCGGAAAATAAATTTATTCTCTCTACTTTTCCTTACATATAGCACCGTATGGCCTAATTCTAGCATCATTTCTGGTACATTATCCTCATGAGTGTATGGCATAACCTGAACTTCTAGCCATGATCCAAGTGGATCTACTAATATCCAGTTGAATCCATCATAACGAAACGCAAAGCAATGTCTGAAACCCTTTGATGTGAATAGATCCCATATATGCCATCGCCCACCATCCACGAAACACACGAACCAGTCTATTTCATTTTCTACGAGTTCAACCACGATGTATTTGCCATAGGTTGTCTCTTACCTGCTTCTGGTCTATTCTCTCTAAAGGCAATAGCAAAGTATCTAAACGCATCTGCGAAATGTGAACTCCAGTCATGTAATGGATGTGGTTTGTACACACCCTTCTTCTCATCAAACTCTTTGCGGTATCGTCTAAGAGCATTAAGGCCATCTTTAGTGCCTGTCTTCTCAAAATAACACTTAGGTAGTATAGCTCTAGCAGCATGGATGCCATCTTCAACTGATAGTCTTGGTACTACAAGGAAGTTAATGCCTAGCTTACGTGCTGTCTCTAATCTTGATTTACCTGTGCCTAGTTCACGTACTGCAATATCATGTGGTGCGTAGTGTCTTCCCATCACTGCTTGGTTCTTAACTCTCCAATCATGTAGATAGTTGATGTAGAATCCTAGTCCTTCACCTTGATTCTCAAACGCATGAACAATACGTAGCTCCATACCTACTTGCTGAACAAACCATATAGAAGTAGCATCTGCCACACCTAGATCCCAGTAAGTATCAACAGGAATGTTAGGCTCTACAACAAAGTTCATGATCTGACTATCGTCAATAAACTTAGCATAGTATGATCCATCTCTATTAGATAAGACTTCACCTTCCCAGACATGGTTGTATAAGTCTTCATTCTTTTCTTTGAGCTGTAATCTCTCGGCCTCTAACTCTTTAGGAAACCAAGGATTGTCATTGTAATTTACTTTAACAACGTATGAATCACTAGGTGGATGTAGTACAAAGCGATCGTAGGTATTATCCATTTCATCGTTTGGATTGAATGAACACCAGATCTCTGAGCCTTCCTTACGCAGCGTGGGGATCAAAGTTTCCCATGATGTGTGAGTAACTGATTCTGCTTCTTCCACCCAAACTATGTCCAGGCCTTCCATTGATTTAATCTTAGTGATGTTAGAACGCATACCTTCAAAGATAAACCTTGAACCATTAGTACCTAGTATCTGAGTCTTTTGTACATCAAAGTAAGCACCTAAGCCCATGCGCTCAATAGTATCACCTAGTAGTTGTAACACTGAGTCTTGAATAGATCGTTGTATCTCACGAGAGCATAGTATTCTTACTGGTTTTTCCCATGCTTTCTTTACTAGCATTGATGCAATAGTCCAAGACTTACCTGATCCACGCCCACCATAAGCAATCTTATATCTATGTGGCTTTAGGAAAGGTTCAAACTTTCTGGTTACATCTACATTAACCTTCATCGTACTCTTCTACTTCTCCACCATCAATAATGGTTACAATCACTTCATTGTCATTCTGCATTGATCCAGCTAAGTTAATATCTTTAGCATCACCATATCCACGATCCTTTAATACTGCGGGTGCAAACTTATTCAATACAACAGGGTTACGGTCTTCAAATACATGCTTGGCTATCTCATCTTCCCATCTATCTCTTAGTGCTTCTTTAGCCTGATCTACCGCCTCTGCGAAGTTGTCGGATGTGTTTAACCACTCATAATACGTTGATCTATGTATATCAGCAGTTCTACAGGCTTTAGAGATATTGCAATAACCAGACACCAAGCCATTGATGAACTTGATCTGTTTATCGCTTAATCCAGCGCCTATCAGTATAGGTAAATCGGTCATCCTATCGCTCCCTCTACGCCTCTGAATGATCCATCGTGCGCATCAAACATAAACGTAACTTCTTGGTTAGTCTTGTCTATACAATCACACACATCTTTGCCGTTCATGCCTCTTTGAAAAAAAGAAACATATGTTGTTACATTGTCACCCTCAATATAAAGCTTACCACTCAAGCCTGCACTAACATTTCCAGGACTTATGGTCTTAGTCATCATTGTTAGAAATTGTTGTAAATCACTCATTGCCTTCTTCCCATTGTTCGTTATAAGGTTTAATTCTGTATTGTTCTGTTTCAATAAACATAGGTACTTCTATGTCTTCCCAGTGTTGAACGCTTCTATCACAACATAACACCTCTAGCTTTTGGATGGTGTAGC